TCGGCGTTGGGAAACGTCATGTTAGCCCAGATAACCTGAGGATAGGTGCTTTGAGCCGTTTTAAGCGCAATGCCGTTATATTGCTGCTGGTTAACTATTTTGACGCCGAACGATAGCCCAGAGGTGGGGTCTTTAAAGTACGTGGAATCATCAAGCAATATGGGGCGCTCGCCTACAAAGTCGCCCGTGGGGCCAATAGTGCGTTTAGCTTCAAAAGCGGGCCAAGTGTAGATCTGGTCTTGCGTGGCGTAGATCGACAAGCGCTCAGTGCTCCAAGAATCTAGCATTTGGTTAAGCGCGTTTAGCCCGTCTTGAGCTGTAGCGGCAGAAGGCACCTCACCCTCAGCCAACTGACCTATTAGCCGCAATGCGGCGCTGATTTGATCGCCAGCCGTGGTGCTCACAATTAGCCCTCTCTTGACCGCCGATTCCGGCGAGTAAATCCTAACGCATTCGGTACTTCTGGCGCTTCGGCTACCGTTTCAACCTCTGGCTCAACTACTGGCTCAGCCTTAACCTCAACGGCTGCCGGCGTAGGCGCGGGTGCTTTAGGCGCCGTAGGGTCAAACTTTTTCCACCCATTTCGAGCGTCGTTGTCCACTTCCATGTCGCTAGTTGCTACTTTAACGCCATGTACGGGGTGCTGTAAATAAGTAATCATAGTTAAAAGTAGGGGGCCGAAGCCCCCTATCCCTGTTTTGTTACGGTAACAGTCCGTAGGTTTTTAACTTAGCTTCTAGCTGAGCTACGCGTGTCTGCAGGTTTTTTACGACCGACAGTACGGTATTGCCTTCGTCTTTAGTCTTAAACCCAAAACCGCCGGTGTCCGTCAGATCTTGAATTGCAAAATCTGCCGTACCTGGGGCGGTAAAAGTAATATCGGTTAGCTGCGTGGTCAGAGCCGTTACTTCGGGCACAAAACGAGCGCCCTCTAGCAGCGGGTCTGAATACGCAACGCCAATTGGCTTGGTGTTAGGCATATCAATACCCTTTCAAATTTAGGAAATGGCTGCGAATTGCCACTTTGTGCCGTCAGACACAAACAGCTTGCCACGGCCAGTAGCGTTGCTGGTGATAGCCAGCGAACCTGCTACGGCAGTGGTAGTTGTTGTATCGGCGGTAATTGCGGTATTAACGCCATAAATGCCAACGCCGCCGCTAAACAGCATAGCGGTGCCGCCAACTTTTTTGTCTTCATTCGTGTTGCCATCACTAACCTGATAGCCGTCACCAACTTGGGGGAGTGCCATAATTAAATCCTTTCAAAAATTAAAGATGTTTCCACGAAACGCGCTGCTTAATGCTGCCAATCGTGGTCGTTGCAACATTATACTGCGTAGCGATCTCTGCATAGGGCCTAGGGTCTTTAAGAATGTTACGGACTTGGCGCTCGGTAAGAATAGCTTTCCCATGTTTTTCGCCTGTGGGGGTGCGTGAGCGCCCTTTTTCGGCCTTATCGCGCATGTTGTCAGCATTTGTGCCTGAAAACAAGTGCTCCGGGTTAACACAGCTAGGATTATCGCAAGTGTGAAGGGCTTGCATACCCACGAGCAGATCCCCTGTATGAAAAGCATACGCGAACCTGTGAGCGCGGGTAAATGTAACATCCCCTATGTTTCCTTTAAATATTCCATAACCGTTTTTATCCTTGCTAGCTTTCCAAATCCAGCATCCGTCAGTTTTATTTACAGACATGGCAAATCGCTGTTCAGCCGTTAGCCCTTTAAAAGTACCGCTATGTCGACTTACAGCCATTGGCGACCCAAACTTCTTATTGCGCCGCCAATGCTTATTGCAAAGCCCTAAAACTAAAACTTTTAAATCACAACCCTTAATGCAACAGACATTTTCCATTTGACTACCCCCATTGTTTAGGTGGGGGTAGTATAGCACGTCTAGTCTACACTATGCAAAAACCTTGCTTAGCCCCATAAACGCACGGCCATCTGGGGTCTAATCACGCTAAAACCGTAAAGGACATCCAGCCGACATGGCATCCGGTCGTTGTTAATGTCGTACTGACGAACAATACGCATTGAAATGCCATTGTGGACTTGGCGGGAAGCCATGTCTACGCCTTGCGGCATCATCAGGTCGGCCGTTGCAAACGAGATCGCATCTTTGTGATAGATCAAGTTTTGCGGGTACTCAGTCGAGGCTGCACCAAGGAAAGTCACAACCGCGTTGTTTTGCGGGAATGAGTTAACCGTAGCCAAGGGGTGAGCCGACGTGTAGATCGCGGGTGCGAACTCCAAGTCTGCCCAAGCGTTTGACGAAGCGGTCTGGTCTTTGGTGACCACGAACTGCTGCAAAGAGCCAGTCGATTCACGGGTCTGGGGGTTAACAGCATAAACGCCTGCGATGGTAAACACATCGCCGACCTTTACGGTGTCGGTAGCACCAGAAGTACCGTCAATCGTGATCTTGTTAGCGCCTTGGGTTGACAGCGTACCGTCAACGGCGCAGACATTAGACCGGCTACCAGTCGTGAACTGCTTGATCGACTGAGACATGTTGATCTCTTCGTAGCCCAAAACACCTTCGCCCATCATGCCGTTTTTAAACTGGCGGGAGATTGTGTTGGTGGGGTTAAAGAGGCCTTTCATGCCTTCAACCAGACCAGCGTTAGCTGCGGGGTTAACCGTAGCGTAGCGCGGAGACATAACAGCAGCGGCCTCGTTCAGCTTCTGCTGACCCTGCAGCAGAACCAAAGAGGTAGCGGGCGTCGTGCCTGGTGTGCCGACGGACTGGTACACGTTCTTAAACGAGTTAGCTACGTCGGCGTCGATCGAGGATGCCAACTGGCTAATACGAGGCTTCAGAACACGCTCAGCAAAGTCGTCCAACTGCATAGTCAGCTCGGCGGTCGTAAAGTTGATGCCGATATGCTTTTGCGAGTTAACGGTCAAGGTCGTGAACTGCTCGTTGTCGTCCTGAACTTGCAGGGCAGCACCGTCGGTTACCAAGGCGCGATCCGGCAGGCGAATACGCAGCGTGGAGCCGATCTTGGCGCCTTCTACGGCAAACGAATCGTCATACTGACGGTTTACGTTTCGGGTAATTACAAGGTTGTTCTCAAGGATCTCAAGAGACTTCCGAGTAATCATGTCAATGGTTAATAATGAATTGCTCACGGTTAATTCCTTTCAAAATTAGCGAAGATGTTTTGCCTCCCACGCTTTTATTTGCCGTTTGCGCTCCGCTTCAATCCATTCTGAGGTACTCATGGCCTTTACAGACCGAGGGTCAGTTGTATCGTAACTGGTCGCATTGCCACCCCGGGGGGTAACCGGCGCTATAGGCGCTGGGGCGTTGGAAGTTTTTTTAATCGGGGGATTTTCAGCCACTTTGGCCTCAATTTTCCCAATCTCTTTTGCCTGCATAAACGGCGGTAAACGGGCAATTCGATCAGCTTCCTTAGGGTTAACCCCTAGATAATAGGCTACGTCTGGGCCTACATCTGACGCCTGAATCGTTTGTGCCATCACGTTCGTTATGGATAAGTTCGGGTTATAAGCGACCTGTTCAAAGTCGTCATAACGGTTCCGAGCATCTTCCTCACGATCGTGGTAGGCAAAAAGGATCTCAGCCTGCTGGCGTTCCATCTCGCGAGCCTCAACCAATTCGACTGCTTTTTTCTGCGCCAATGCTTCGGCGTAGGCGTCCACAGATTCAAACTGATCGGCTGGCGGGATCTCGTCCGGCACGGCTTCAGGCCGATATGGCTGGCTCTGACGCTGGCGCTGCTCTCTTTCCCACTTCCGTTGCTCTCTTGCAAGCCGCTTGCTTACTATGGCGTCAAGGTCTTCTTGTGTGAAGGTCTTGGGCGCTTCAGCAGGCTTTTCTTCCGGCACAAAGGTATCGTCAATAGCAGGAGCTGCCGTAGCTTCCTCTATCGGCGCGGGAGTTTCCGCTAAGTTTTGGACTTCTTCAGTCATTTTAATGATTCCTTAGAATCCCTGGTTTGCCGAGCCAGTACGGTCACTATATAAAAATAATACCTTATGTCAAGCTATTTGTGTGTCTTTTACCGCAATCCAACCATCAGCCAAAGCCTTGGCCTGCGTTCTAAAGGCTTGGTACTCGGCGTACTTTTCAGGCTTATCTTCTTTGTTGTTGATCGTGGCAATCTCCGCACTAGGCGAATATACAGCGCCAATGATCTTTTCGATCAAGACATCTCGGGTATCGTAGCGGTTACACAAAGCCTCTTGCGCTTCCCAACCACCCTCTACTTCTTGAATATCCCAATGGATCCGAAGCTCTGGGCCAGATACCTCGTAAGTTT